TGTACGAGCACAATGGAGTCAGTTATAATGTTCATGATGTGTTACTTTGTCGTCATGATTGTGGGGTATTTCAGCTTCTTGTATGTATCCCCTCTGATCCGTCTTGTGCGCCTACAGATTCGTTTGTTGGTTACTCTGCCTACCCGTTGCCTTAATTGGCTATGGAAACGCATAAAATGGCGCTGGCTTTCTCGCTCCAAGGTTACCGTCGATTGGACTTCTCAAGTTGTCTATCGGAAAGGTACTTGGGCGTTTGAGAACGGCAAGCTCTATTTGAAGGTTGTCACCCCGTCCGGTATTGAGATGGTTTCCCTGGAGAACTGCGACCCTCATGCGACCGTGCTGTTTGCTTCACAGGCTTCCAAGCCTGTGGTGGCTAAAGAAACAGTACTTGAGGGTTCTTCAGGTGTTCTCGCTCCGTTACCCAAGTCTTCTCTCCTCTTTTATGGGGATGACAAAGTCTTGGGAGTAGGTACGCGAGTCTCTTTTGGACAGGGTGTCAGCGGACTTGTGACCGCGCGGCATGTACTCACCAGGCTTCAGAAAGCTCAAAGACCTTCGGTTGGAAACACGACTTTCAAGTTTCCTTTGGACAACTCAGCTGTTTTGGTTGATTCTAAACAACTAGACATTGCTGTTATCCATCTTCCGGAGTTTCTGATAAGCGAATTTGGAGTCTCAGCCATTAAATTGGGCGTTCCTGTTGTGGGAAAGACGATCACCATCCCGTTCTGTGATGCGGGCCAGGAGTTGTACACTAGGGGGTCGGTAACCGCTATGCGTGGTGCTTTCTTAAAGCACAACGCAAGCACCATCCCTAGTTCCTCTGGCGCCCCCATTATTCAGGATGGCAAATTGGTCGGAGTTCACCACACCGGGCGCTCAGGCGTTTACAACGTTGGATCTTCGGTTCAATTCCTCTCCAAGGCAATCACTAAGGAGTCAGCTTCTAACGAGGCCGCTTTTCGTGATGGAGAAGTGGATGTGCCGGATTTTGAGATTGATGTCCGCGTTAAGGGTAGCACCCACAAGCTAGTTACTGCCGGCCCTTTCTACGACTATGCAAAGTTTGAAAAGTCAAAGAAAGCAGCTGGAGAACTGTTGTGGGCTGATATGGATGACGATGATGAGTGGGACAATTATGACCCCTTTGAGGCCAACCTGAATGGTAAAGGACGTGATCGCACTGTTCTTAAAGAAACCGTTAAATCCGCAGTTGCTGCAGCTGTGGCTCACAACGAGTCTTTAAACTGCTCAGGCCGGGTCTCGGGCGTGTCTCCGACCACTTGCAATTCTCGTGGACCAACAGAGGCCAAGGAAGTGAGGGAGGAAATTCCGGCATCATCGAACTCGGTGTCGTCAATTATTTCTCCCGCGCCATGTCAGACAGGGCCGATAGAATCAGATCTTGGATCTACAGCTCAGTCCCCTCCCTCAAAGAGTGGGGCTGGCCAAAAGCAGGCACCCAAGGGATCTTCGAAAGCCTCAGATGGCATGCCGGAAATCACAAACACTGTTCCGAACCGCAACCCCACCAAATCGCCACCGCAATCCGCGACATCCTCCCAGACTACCCAAGGACTTCCACTCCGCTCTGGTTGTGTTCCTGCTCCTCTTCGTTCAGTTTTGAACTCCCATGGAATACTCTGTGGGCGCAGAAGGGTGTACACATACAGGCCGGAGATAGATATCTGTCGGGCAGCGGGAGTCACGGAAGACGTCCTGCTAGAGATGGAGAAGTATGTGCAGCCTGTACAATCCTTGCCCTCGAAGAAGCCCTTGACGCCACGAAAGCCGATGCCACCCCAGGGATTCCCTGGGCCAAATTCGCGCCGACAAACGCCAAGTTCCAAGCAGACCCGAGGCTCAGGGAAATGGTCATCAGGAGCGCCTACAACAAAATCCTAGATGTGTTGGAGTTAGGTGTGGAGCAAGTCATCAAACTGACTCCTCAAGAGTTGGTTTCGAGAGGCTTATCAAGCCCCATCAGAGTATTTGTCAAACAAGAGCCACACAAGCAGTCGAAACTGAAATTAGGTCGTTATCGACTTATTTCAGGGTTGGCTTTAGATGATCAACTTATTGATAGAGCGCTGTTTTCAGCTCAAAATCATAAGGAAATCTTGCAGTGGAAAACTTGTCCATCCAAACCCGGTATTGGTTTGAACGATGAAGGTCTCCAAGTTATGGCGGAGAAGTTCAAATCGATGCTGGAAAAGGGCAAGCTTGTCTCGACAGATGTCTCTGGTTGGGATTGGTCGGTGCAAGAGTGGGAACTGTTAGCGGACCTAGAAGCACGACGGCAGCTCAATGGGTCGGCAGTTGACAGCGCTTGGTACACTCTTGCCAGGGCTAGGTTTCATTGTATTGCCTACAAGGTTTACGTGTTGCCAGACGGAAGGGTTTGCTCTCAGGCATTTCCAGGAATCATGGCTTCAGGTTGGTATTTAACATCATCCACTAATAGTAGAGTGAGGATTATTGCACGGGCTGTTGCCTATGCCCTCTACTGTGAACGGAATGGAATAGAATATGATCCTGAGCTAGTGAGGCTTGTAGTTGCTATGGGAGACGATGCAGTTGAAGTTTTCGTGGGTGATCTCACTGCAATCATGGGAGAATTGGGACACACCATCAAGGACGTAGTAGAGTTCAATGGGTTACAGGGCGTTGAATTCTGCTCACATAGATGGTTTGCCGACGGGCTAGCTTCCCCCGTTAACTTGGTGAAAACCTTGTTCAAGTTCTTCAATCATCCACCGCTCTCACCCCAGTTGCCTGACTGGGCAAATCAACTCCTGTATGAAAGCCGAAATGTGAGAGATGAAGAGGGTTTGAAGATGTTACAGGTAGCCATGGCCTTCGTTGATGAGGCAAAAGAACATGGCGCCCAAGAAGAAGTCAGCTCCTAACAAGAGACCGACAGATGGTGGACCTTCTAACTCTTTGGGGCGTAGAAAGAGAGGAACTCAACAAGGTGGTATAAATCCAGGAATAGCTTCTGCTACCTGGGTTTCCAGCACGTATAGGATTATCCATACTGTTGTTGGTGGAAACACTTTTGAAGATTTCAAGCTCGATTCTAACGCTCCATTCAAGACTTATCTGGGGACCGCAGGTGAGTATCGTTTGAGAAGATTGCGGGCTGTTTGGCAGCCCCTAAGTTCTGATCCTCGTTCGGGAACAATCATTGCTCATCCATACTTTGACGACGCAAACGCTGGTTCGTCCATCGCTGATCTATTTGCCGCTGGTAACCGCACTCGGCCAGTTAGCAGTTCGTTTTCGACAACAATCCAGTACAGGCAGGAAGCACAGCTTTCCACTCAGCCTGTGCAGGGCGGCCTCACGTGGTTCTGGGCAACCACGTTGAGCGCTACGTCGGCTCCGCCAATTGCTACTGTTACTCCGGGAGTGTGGACCATTTGGATAGATCTTGATCAGCGTGGCCTAAAGCCGGTGTCTGCTGTCACCGTCACGCCTGTCATTCCTCAGCCTTGATGGCAGGAGGTTCATATCGCCGTAGCCGGGGCTTGGGGGGAGAGAGCTCCCCTAAGCAACCCGTTTCTTCTGGGGGTGGAGATACTGGTACCACTACACAGCCTCCACCAAATGCTCCTCAAGTGCTTACTACAATCAACGCCACCATTGACGCTCTCACAAATGATTTCTGGAATGCCCTCCCTACCGCTGAAGCTCCCCTATACGTTAATCAATGGAACACCCAGGATCCTAGGATCCCTGTTGGGTTTCAGATCCCTGTCACTGTTAAAGGAATCCAAGGGTATGATCGTCCAGTGAATTGGTCTTTTTATAGGTCATTCACGATCCCCGCGGAAACTGGATACTACGTCATATCTGCTCCTGTTGGTTACGGCATGGACGCTAAAACTGTGAATAAAGGAGGAGTATCCTGGATCATGAAAGCGTTTAATTCGATGGTGTTTATAAAAGTTACTTGAAATCCTCAGCCATGAGATTCTGTAAATGGTCGTATCTTTTCGAACCACGTTTATTACGATACAATAAACGAGGTAGGCAGCTTAGCCTATATCATAGCAGGCGAAAACCTATATCCCCG